TTGGTTAATCAAACACGGAATGAACCTCTGCGATGAGTTTCAGTTGCGTTATGGAAAACCACATTCGTGCTATAATACTTTACTTCAAGCATATTACCTTTTCCCCAAAGGTAAGATTACTGATGTAACTCCATTTGCTCGTGCGATGCCCGATGAATGGAAGCACGATAATACTATTGATACATTTGAAGCATACAAGAAATATATCGCGTCCAAACCTTGGGTTGCTGATAATTATCTTCGTATGCCTGAAAGACGCCCTGAGTGGGTTTAAATAAACTTTGATTTGATTAAATTATGGCAAGTGAATTCTTATTCTGCGAGAAATATCGTCCTCAAGTCATTGATGACTGTATTCTTCCTGATGATACTAAAAAAACCTTTAAGGAGTTTGTAGAGAAGGGTGAGATTCCGAATCTCCTCCTTGCAGGACCTCCTGGTATTGGTAAGACAACAATCGCAAAGGCACTCTGTAATGAACTGGGTGCCGATTATTATGTGATTAACGGTTCTGATGAGGGTCGTTTTTTGGATACTGTAAGAAACCAAGCAAAGAACTTTGCTTCTACTGTCTCTCTTACAGGTTCTTCAAAGCACAAGGTCATCATTATTGATGAGGCAGACAATACAGGTAATGATGTTCAACTCCTTCTGCGAGCAAATATTGAGGCATTCTATAACAACTGCCGATTTATTTTTACCTGTAACTATAAGAACAAGATTATTGAACCTCTGCATTCTCGCTGTGCTGTAATTGACTTTACAATTAAGGGAAAGCAAAAAGTTCAACTTGCAGGAAGTTTCTTTCAGCGACTTCAAACAATTCTAGACCAGGAGAAAATTGAATATGACCAAAAAGTTGTTGCAGAACTTGTTACGAAGCATTTTCCAGATTTCAGGCGTGTTCTCAATGAATGCCAAAGGTACTCTACGGGAGGAAAAATTGACTCGGGCATTCTTGCATCTTTCTCAGACATCTCTGTAAATGAACTGATTAAGAACCTCAAGGAGAAGAACTTCACAGAGGTCCGTAAATGGGTCGTGTCTAATTTGGATAATGATGCTACAAGCCTTCTTCGTAGAGTTTATGATGCTTGCTATGATTGCTTAACCCCACAGACTATTCCAGCAGCAGTTCTTATTGTAGCTAAATATCAATATCAATGTGCGTTTGTTGCTGACCAAGAAATTAATCTTTTAGCAGCACTTACGGAATTAATGTGTGAATGCGAATTCAAATGATTATATCTGAACAAGATGCTCAGTGGGCTGCAGATGAGTTTATTAACTATTTTTCTCATATGGGAAATATTGAAGACTATCTGCGATTTGTAAAGAAAGAAGTTATAAAAGAGACAAATACACTTGCTCCTCTTCACGATGAATTCTTTAACCAAGACATTCATCCCGAAGATATGGAGTTTGATATTAAATTTGTTGGTGATAGATTTCAGAAATCACTTCCTCAAGAACACTACAATAATCTTCTTAAGGTAGTATCTTCTCATAATAACGAGTCCAATATTCCTGGAAGAGAATTGCGCTGGATGGTATTTGAAAAAAATACTGGAAAGGTTCTTGGATTTATCCGTTTTGGTTCTCCGACTATTAACTCTAAACCTAGGAATGAGTGGTTAGGTAAAACACCCGACCTTAGGATATTTAATCGCCATGCTGCAATGGGATTTGTAATTGTTCCCTCACAACCGTTTGGATACAACTATCTTGGCGGAAAACTTCTTGCGCTTTTATGTTGCTCACATTTTGCTAGAGAAACTCTCAATGATGTTTTTGAAAAGGACATTGCTCTTTTTGAAACAACATCTCTTTATGGTTCAACAACAGATGCATCTCAATATGATGGTCTCAAACCATTTATGAGATATAAAGGTCTAACCGAAAGTAAGTTCCTTCCTCTTCTTCATGATGATACTTTTCACAAACTTCATGATAGATTTACCTATCTGAATAATAATACTCCATTAACAGATAATAAAGCCTCATCTAAAAAGATGAAGCGTCAGACAAAAATGATTTCAATCATTCGCAATTCTCTTCAAGATAAACAAAAACTTGATGAGTTTAATCGAGTTATTAATATTGCTTTCAATCTGACACAAAAGAAAAGATTTTATATTTCAGATTATGGGTATTCAAATGTTCGTGAAGTAATTCTTGGAGAACAAGGTACTCTTCTTCGTGGTCCAAATTGGGATAAGTTTTATCTAGAAAATATTGTTTCATGGTGGAGGAAGAAGGCGACAAAGAGATATGAGAAACTAAAGCAAGAAAATCGCTTTAGAACCAAAGTGGAACTTTGGACCGATGACGACGACATTCAAATTATACGATGACTTACGAACTTAAGGACTGGTTAAATTCAATCAACCTCACAAAAGAAAATTTGATGGAGGATGAATCGATACAGAAAGATTACGCTCCATATATTATCAATCGTTGCTTGTCTGGGCACATTGATTGTGTTCTTTTTGCAAATGAGATGAATATGAGTTCTCACTTGGATAAAGATATGCAATATTCTTTTTTTCTAAATACTATAAGAAAAAGGAAGAGATTTTCTCCCTGGCTCCGTAAAGATAAAGTTCAAGACTTAGAATGTGTGAAACGTTATTATGGTTATAGTAACGAGAAGGCATCGCAAGCACTGAAAATTTTGTCAAAAGAGCAAATCAACTTTATTAAACAACGACTTGAAACTGGCGGAACAAAATGACTACTCAAACAATTGAACCTCAAGTAAACTGGTCTCAAGACCAGATGGTTGAAGTTATTCTTAACGAACCTGATGATTTCCTAAAAGTTCGTGAAACTTTAACTCGTATCGGAGTTGCTTCTAGAAAGGAGAAAAAACTCTATCAATCTTGCCATATTCTTCATAAGCAAGGTAGATATTATATTGTTCATTTTAAAGAGTTGTTTGCTCTTGACGGAAAGCACGCAAATCTTACAGTGAATGATGTACAAAGACGTAATCGCATCGTTCGTCTTCTTGCTGACTGGGGACTTATTACAGTAATGAAACCAGATACTGTAACTGATATTGCACCTCTAAATCAGATTAAGGTACTTTCTTATAAGGATAAAGGTGATTGGATTCTTGAGCAGAAGTATAATATTGGTAAGAAGGGGAAGGGAGTAGAAACCGAATAAATAGGCATGAGACCTTTCGTGCGGTCTCTACAAAAGTCGGAACACCCTAAAAAGAGGTTCGGTTTTTACCGTTCCTCTTTTTTTCGTTTCTGGTATAATTATTAATGATGAGGTGAGGTTCTTTGAGCCCCTCATTCGCTAAAGCGGAGTCTTAGGATCCGTAATGTTAAACAAACACTCGCTTTTTAAGGAGAACTATTATGTACACTCTCGCAAAGTACAACACTGGAAATATTGAAAAGTTTCTAACAGATTTGGAAAAAAATTTTATTGGAGCAGATGAGTGGTTTCACCGATTTGGAACGGTACACGAATCTTCTACCAATTACCCGCCATATAATTTAATCAAAGAAAGTTCCACAGAGTTTACACTAGAAATCGCTCTTGCTGGGTATAAGAGAGAGGACATTGAAGTATCATCTGAATGGAATAAACTTTTTGTAGAGTGTAAAAAAGCACCTACAGAATACGAATATATGCATAATGGAATTGCCCGTAGAGCATTTACACGCACTTGGACACTATCTGATGATGTAGTTGTTGGTGATATTTCTTTTGTTGATGGATTACTTACTATTAAACTAAATAGAGTTATTCCAGAACATCAAAAGAAAAAAACATATGAAATCGTTTGATGAGTTTAAATCAATCGCGTACAAAGGAGCAGTTCCACATACTGTTTATTCTCAAGGAAAGAAAAAACAAATTCTAAAAGGAAAAGCAGTTCCTGTGAGGAGTCGTTCAAGTGCTGGGGGAGGTAGTGATGGAAGTGGTGGAGATGGGGGAGAATAAATAATAACTGAACTATCGTCGGCGCGAGGAGCACCTGGCAAAACCAGGTTGACTCCTCCTTTTTTTCTTGCTAAAATACTGGGAGGTATGAATACGTTATGACTATTAAGTTAATGTTGCTTAAATCTGGAGAACAACTGATTTCTGAAGTCTCCGAGATGATATATGGTGATGGAGAAGATCAAAGAGTAATTGGATATTACCTAACAAAACCCTGTGCAGTAATAATTAAAAATCCAAATTTGGTTGTAGATAGGGAAAATGATAAAAAAACTTCATTCCAAGTTTCTCTTTACCCTTGGATGCCACTTTCTGCTGATGAAAAAATTCCAGTGCCGGCTGATTGGTTGGTGACGTTAATGGAACCGACAATTAAACTAAAAGAAATGTATATTGAGGATGTTGTCAATTATGGAAAAGAAACTAATAAAGATTTTGGTACTGACAAATCGGCAGATTTTAATCAGTCAAATTGAAGAAATAGGTGCGGATATTGGAGAACCTGATTGCAAATTAATCAAACCATTTATTATTAAAGAAGGTTCTATCGAAGGTACGCAAAAAGTTTTGGAACCTTTTCTTTTGGGTTATACAAAACAAGATACATTTATGATGAGCTCTGATAAGATTCTTACTCTTGCAGATCCAACACCTACACTACTTGAAAAATATCAGGACCTTATTAAAGAATGAGTTTAAGTTTCTACACTAATGTTCAATTGATTGGAAACCAGTTCTTGGTTCGTGGAGTTGAAAATGGGAAAAGATTTGAGACCAGAGATGAGTTCTTTCCAACTCTCTTTGTAAAAACTAAAAAAGAATCAAAATATAAGACATTAAGTGGAGAAGCAGTAGAACCAGTTCAACCAGGAACTGTGAGGGATTGTCGTGAGTTTTACTCCAAATATGAAAATGTAGATGGATTTGAAATCTACGGAAATGACCGATACATTTATCAATATATTTCGCAAAAATATCCAGAGGATGAAATCAAGTTTGATATTAATCAAATCAAACTTGTAACTCTGGATATTGAGGTTGCATCTGAAGCTGGATTCCCTGATGTAGAATCCTGTTCTGAGGAAATTCTTGCGATTACGATTCAGGATTATACTACCAAGGAAATTATTTCTTGGGGAGTAAAACCATTCAAACATAATCGTAAGGACCTAATTTATCATTATTGTCCTTCTGAATATGAACTTCTCAATCACTTTATCAATTATTGGATGGTAAATGTCCCTGATGTGATTACTGGATGGAACATTCAGATGTATGATATTCCTTATATCTGTAAGCGACTGAATCGTGTTCTTGGTGAGAAACTGATGAAGCGTTTCTCTAACTGGGGACTTGTGACTGAAGGTGAAGTTTATCTCAATGGCCGTAAGCACACTGTCTTTGATGTTGGTGGATTGACTCAACTTGATTATCTTGACCTTTATAAGAAGTTTACTTATAAAGCACAGGAATCATATCGTCTAGATTATATTGCTGAAGTTGAACTTGGTCAGAAGAAATTGGACCACTCCGAGTTTGATACTTTCAAAGACTTTTACACTCAGGGTTGGCAAAAGTTTATTGAATATAACATCGTTGACGTGGAACTTGTTGACCGTTTGGAAGACAAGATGAAACTGATTGAACTTGCTTTGACAATGGCATATGATGCTAAAGTCAATTATGCTGATGTGTTCTATCAAGTTCGTATGTGGGATAATATTATCTACAATTATCTCAAGAAACGTAATATTGTGATTCCTCCAAGGAATAGGTCTCAAAAGAATGAGAAGTATGCTGGTGCTTATGTAAAAGAACCAAAACCAGGTAAGTATGATTGGGTTGTGAACTTTGACCTTAATTCTCTGTATCCTCATTTGATTATGCAATATAACATTTCACCAGAAACTCTTTTGGAGGAGAAGCATCCCACAGTAAATGTAGATAAGATTCTCAATCAATCTATCAGTTTTGAGATGTATAAGGATTATTCTGTCTGTGCAAATGGTGCAATGTTCCGTAAAGATGTTCGTGGATTTCTTCCTGAACTTATGGAAAAGATGTACCAGGACCGTGTAATCTTTAAGAAGAAGATGATTGAAGCGAAGAAGCAGTATGAAAAGAAAAAGACAAAAGAGTTGGAAAAAGAAATTGCAAGATGTAACACCATCCAAATGGCAAAAAAGATTTCTCTTAACTCTGCTTATGGTGCTATCGGCAATCAGTACTTCCGCTATTACAAACTAGAAAACGCTGAAGCAATCACTTTGAGTGGACAAGTATCCATTCGCTGGATTGAAAATAAGATGAATGCTTATCTAAATAAACTTCTTAAAACGGAGAGTGTTGATTATGTTATTGCTTCTGATACTGATTCCATTTATCTTAATATGGGTCCTGTGGTTGAAACTGTATTCAAGGGAAGAGAGAAAACTACTGAAGGCATTGTGTCTTTCCTTGATAAGGTCGCTTCGGTGGAACTTGAAAAATATATTGAGAGTTCTTACCAAGAACTGGCCGACTATGTGAATGCATACGACCAGAAGATGCAGATGAAGCGGGAGAATATTGCTGACCGTGGAATCTGGACTGCTAAAAAGCGTTATATCTTGAATGTCTGGGACAGTGAAGGTGTGCGTTATGAAGAACCCAAACTTAAGATGATGGGTATTGAAGCAGTTAAGTCTTCTACTCCAGCTCCTTGTCGTAAAATGATTAAGGATGCTCTGAAGTTGATGATGAGTGGAACTGAAGATGAGGTGATTG